GGGGGGCATCAGGCGCATGGTGGGAACAAGGTGGCACTTCAACGACGCGCATCGGACGGTGGTTGACAGGCAGACGTTCAAATCGAGGGAGCATCCGGGCAAGGTCGGAGGCACTGAGGACGGAGCGTCAGTGTTCTGGCCGGAGGAAACGCACCTTGAGAAGCGCCGCGACATGGGACCGTACACCTACGCAGCGCAGATACTGCTGAACCCAAAGGCTGATGCCATGCAGGGATTCAAGCGCGAGTGGCTACGGCACTACAGGAAGATGCTGCCTGAGACTGTGAAACGCATGAACGGGTATATTTTGGTGGATGCGGCATCATCGAAGAAGAAGGGCAGCGACTACACGTCCATGTGGGTAATTGGGCTGAACATCGACAAGAACCGATACGCGCTGGACATGGTGCGCGACCGGCTAAACCTGAAGGAGCGGGGCGACAGGCTGATCGAATTGCACCGCAAGTGGTCGGACAAGGGCTTGCGTATCCGGCAGGTCAGGTACGAACGCTACGGGCTGATGGCCGATATTGAACACTTGCACAGCCGGATGGAGGACGAAGGCTATCGGTTCTCGATCACTGAAGTAGGTGGTGCGACCAGTAAAGCGGATAGAATCAAGCGCCTGCTGCCGATTTTCGAGCAGGGACAGTTTTGGTTGCCCGAGTCCATGTACACTACGGACTGGCAAAAGACTCCGGTTGATCTGGTGCGGTCGTTTATCGAGGAAGAATACATGGCGTTCCCGGTTGGATTGCACGATGACATGCTTGATGCCTTGGGGCGCATGGAGGAACCCGACTTGACGCTGCAATGGCCAAAGACGCGCATTGAGGCTCCCGAGCATCGCACCGTGATGGGCGAGCGCGGTACGGTGGCTAACTCTTGGATGGCGGCGTGATGGCTGATCCAGTCGGCATGACCGCAGCCGCAGCCGTGGCCAATAGCGCAGGCTCGAAGCAGTCGCGCTCCGATGCACAAATATTGGCCGATGCCAAAAAGCGCTTGAACATGGCGATGGAGGCTTACGACGAGTCCCGCGAGTCAGAGCTGGACGACCTGCGATTCTTGGCTGGCTCCCCGGATAACCAGTGGCAGTGGCCCAACGAAGTGCTTTCCTCACGCGGCATCGGCAACGGTTCTACGATCAACGCACGGCCTACACTGACCATCAACGTGCTGCCGCAGCATGTGTTGCAGATCACGAACCAACAGCGCCAGGACAGGCCATCGGGCAAAGTCATCCCGGTCAGCGACGGGGCGAACGTGCAGGTGGCGGAGGTCTTTGAGGGCGTGGTTCGGCACATTGAGTACATCAGTGACTCCGATGTGGTCTACAACACGGCCTGCCAAAACCAAGTGGCGTGCGGTGAAGGATACTGGCGCTATGTGACGGACTTTCTCGATGATCGCAGTTGGGATCAGGAAATCCGGCTGCAACGAATTGAGAACTTTTTTTCCGTCCACATGGATCCGACAGCGCAAGACCCTTGCGGCTCGGACGCCAAATGGTGCCTGATATCGCAAGACCTGACCCGTGATGAGTTTGAGTTGCAGTTTCCTGATGCCACGCCGGTATCAAACTGGGGGCCTACACCCGTTGGCGATCAGGGGATGAAATCGTGGTTGACCGACCAGACCGTTCGCATTGCCGAGTATTTCTACATTGACAGCGTAAAAAAGACGCTGTACCAGTACCCAGGCGGCGTGACGGCGCTGGAAGGCACGAACGAGGCTGATTTGGCCAAAGCCTATGGCCTGATTTCGACCCGCCAGCGCGACACTGAAATCAAGTCTGTAAAATGGTGCAAGCTAAACGGCAACGAGGTGTTGGAGAAAAAGGACTGGGCTGGCAAGTACATCCCGGTCGTGCGTGTTCTGGGCAACAAGTACGAGGTCGAGGGGCGCGTTTATATCTCCGGCATTGTTAGAAACGCCAAAGACGCGCAGCGAATGAAAAATTACTGGACATCGCAAGAGGCAGAAATGCTCGCCTTGGCTCCAAAAGCGCCGTTTGTGGGTGCTGCCGGCCAGTTTGAGGGGTATGAAAGCGACTGGAAAACAGCAAATACCCAGAATCACCCGTATTTGCAGTACAACCCGACTGTCGAGGGCGACCAGCTTGTTCCTGCCCCGCAGCGAGTGGCCCCGCCCTTTCCGCAGACTGGGCTGATACAGGCAAAACTGGGCGCTGGCGACGACATCAAGGCCACTACTGGACAATATGATGCGTCGTTAGGCCAAAGTCGAGGCGACGAGAGCGGTAGGGCCTTGTTTGCGCGTGAAAAGCAGTCCGATACCGGGACTTTTCATTTCCACGACAATTTTGGAGCTTCGCTGCGCTATGGGACGCGGATTTTAATTGATCTGATTCCAAAAATTTACGATACGCCGCGTGTTTCGCGCATTATTGGGATGGATGGCGACACCAATAACGTGGAACTAAACCCAGACCAGAAAGAGCCGGTCGTAACGCAAAAAGACCAAGCAACCGGCGCTGCGATCAAAAAAATCTACAACCTTGGCGTCGGAAAGTACGATGTGGCCGTGTCCACCGGCCCCGGATACGCTACGCGCCGGCAGGAAGCCGTGGAGAACATGGGCCTCTTGATCCAGACCAGCCCAGACCTGTGGCAAGTCATTGGCGACCTGCTGGTGAAGAACATGGACTGGCCTGGCGCGCAGGAAATGAGCAAGCGCCTGCGGGCTATGGTTCCACCTGAAGTGCTGGAGGCTGGTGACGGGGCTGAAGATACGCCGCGAGTCGCCCAACTCAAGAAAGAATTGCAGGAAAACCAACAAATGATGCAAGCTATGCAGGGAATGCTTGACAACATTTACAAATCAATCGAGGCGCAGCAGGCTGAAAACGAGAAGAACCGCGTGCGAAACGAACACTTTGAGTCTGACATCAAGGCGTATTCTGCCAATACTGACAGGCTCAAGGCCGTGCTGGATTCCCTTGCCAAAGCCGCTGGGCCGGATGGCTCAAATGCTGTGCTAAATCAGACCATCAGACAAATACTAGATGCACCCTCGCTTGAGGAAGAAGAACCACCTTCGCTTGAGCAGGGCGAGATGCACGCACAACCGTTAGGAGTTATGCAATGAGCGTGAAAGACACAACTAGTTGCCTTGGATACCAGCAGATTACCTCGCTGTCATCCTCAACCGCACTCACTGTGCCGAGCGTGAACCCAGTAACCGGAGACAAATGCACGCCCGGTAAGGCGGTCATCATCTGCGAAACGCAAGCCGTGCGCTGGCGTGATGATGGCACCGCGCCAACTTCATCTGTCGGGATGCCACTCGCTACCGGCCAGCCGCTGTCCTACGATGGCAATTTGACTCGGATCAGGTTTATCGAGCAGACCGCCAGCGCGAAAATCAACGTGAGCTACTACCTATGATGCAATCACGCGGCGTTAATGTGGGAGCGTCCTCCAGCGGGGGCGGGGCAGCGTCGAGCATTGTCATAGGAAACCCAGTCACAGGCGGTGGCGCGGATCGTGTTCTCTATGAGGATGGGTCGCAGAATCTTGCGGCGGCGTCTAACTTCACGTTTGCATCAAATATTCTGACCGCGCCGACCATCACGGCGACGACTGCGTTTCAAATTGGGTCCTCGCCTCAATACAACATAATTTCCGATGCCGGAATTGCATTTCGATCGGGCGGAACATATCTCGGCGTATTGTCATCGGTATCCAAATTAATCCTACCCACCACAGGTGAGTTCGCTTTTGGAGTGCCTGCAAGCCAAACTAGGGATGTAATCATATCCCGCAAAGCTGCCGGTATCGTTAGTTTTGATTCCACCACATCAGCAAACGGACAGGCCGCGCTGCACCTTTCCGAGCGCACCGCCCCGAGTGCTCCCGCAGCAAACGGCGTCTATATCTACACGCAAGACGACGGCAGCGGTAAGACTCAGTTGATGGCCCTCTTTTCCTCTGGCGCAGCACAGCAAATAGCGATTCAACCGTAAGGAGAAAAGCATGGCGATAATCACACTCACCACAGATACCGCGAGCGCGGCAAGAGTTGCGGCGT